AAGGTGGTCTTCCTAAACCAAGAGCACATTCTAAAGCAAATACTGCAATCAAAGAATCTTTAGAAACTGAAGTAACAACGTTGAGAGAAAAAAATGAAGAGTACAGAAAAGCTCTAAATACATTTAGAGAGAAGTTAAATGAAGTTGCGATTTTTAATTCCAACTTGGCATATGCTACTAGACTTTTCACAGAACACTCTACAACAAAAAAAGAAAAAATAAATATCCTTAGAAGATTTGACGGAGTTGAAACTTTAAAAGAATCAAAAAATCTTTATAAGTCAATAAAAGACGAATTAGGAAAAGTTGAAAGTAAACCAATGAATGAATCAGTTGAAACTAAATTAAATAAAAATGTTTCTACAGGTTCTTCATCAATGCTTATCGAATCAAAAACTTATGAAAACCCTCAATTTTTGAGAATTAAGGATTTGATGGGTAAGATTGTGTAAAAAATAATAAACTAAAAAACAAAAAACAAATAAAAATGGGAGCATTATTAGAATCAGGTCTCGTTGGTAACATTGGTCTTAAGCACCTTAAAGTTATCAAAGAAGATACTATCACAAAATGGGACAGATTAGGATTCCTTGAGGGTCTTAAAGGTCACCTTAAAGAGAACGTAGCTCAACTCTACGAAAACCAAGCATCATATTTAATTAATGAAGCATCAACAACTGCAGATTCAGGTGCATTTGAAACTGTTGTTTTCCCAATCGTTAGAAGAGTATTCTCTAAATTATTGGCTAATGACATCGTTTCTGTACAAGCTATGAACTTACCAATTGGTAAATTGTTCTACTTTGTACCTCAAATCCAAAACTATGCAGATGGTTACGACCCAACAAATGTAGGTATTCACCGTTCACCATACGGAGCACCAAACAATGCTGAAACTAACCCTAACGCAGGTTATGATTGGAATAGTGGTAAAGACCTTTACGATAGATTCTATGAAGGTTCTGAACCAGCATTAGACCCTCCAGGTTTATTTGACTATTCTAAAGGTTCATTTACCGCTGTAACTGCAGCTCCTTGTACCGCTGTTTGGGCAACTGCTTCAAACAACCAAGGTAATTTAGTAGTATCAGGTTATGGTGCTGGTGAATATAGAAAAGTATTATTAACTATGTCAGGTTTTGCTAGTGATGGTGCAGGTAAATTGATTGGGCCTGATGGTCAGCCAATGGATACTGAATCATTCCTTTCTGATTTAACAATCAAAGCAAGTTCTACAGGTGCGTTCTCAGGAGCGGGTACTGGAAACTTGTTATTTAGAGTTGTTACTCAAAGATATGGTAAAGGTATCGTTCAGTATGGTCAAAATAATGTACAATTAGATTGGCCAGGTTCATTAACTGATGGTGGTTCTTATGACAATATTTGTGATGCAACAGGTATCATTTATCTTGAAGTAGATTTACAAGTACCGGTTTGTATCTCTTGTGGTACAGGTTCACTTGACGGATATTCAGGGTTTTCAACAACTATTCAGGGAAGTGCTTGTAGTTCATTCACTGCAAAATATAGATTGTATCAAAATCTTGAATTTGAAGATAAAATCGGTGAGGTTTCTTTTGACCTTCAATCTGTAACAGTATCTGTTACTGAAAGAAAATTAAGAGCTCAATGGTCGCCTGAAATGGCTCAAGACGTTGCGGCATTCCACAACATTGACGCTGAAGCTGAATTAACAGCTTTATTGTCTGAACAAGTTGCAGCTGAAATCGATAGAGAAATTCTTCGTGATTTGCGTAAAGCAGCAGCTTGGAACTTACGTTGGGATTACAATGGTTGGAAGAGACTGGGTGGAAACGCAGTTCCTTACACTCAAAAAGACTGGAACCAAACTTTGATTACAGCAATCAACCAAATTTCTGCACAAATCCACAAATCAACTCTTAGAGGTGGTGCTAACTGGATTGTAGTTTCTTCTGAAATCAGTGCAATTTTTGATGATTTGGAATATTTCCACGTATCAAACGCGGCTCCTGAGCAAGACCAATACAACATGGGTATTGAAAGAGTAGGTACTCTTGCAGGACGTTACCAAGTATATCGTGACCCTTACTTCCCAGCAAACCAAGTGTTATTGGGACACAAAGGTACATCATTGTTAGATACTGGTTACATCTACGCACCATACGTACCATTACAATTAACTCCAACTATGTACAATCCATTTAACTTTACACCAATCAAAGGTATTATGACTAGATACGCTAAGAAAGTTGTAAATAACAGGTTCTATGGTAGAATTACAGTAGATGGTGTTAGAACATTTGACTTGACAGAATTGAGATAATCAATTTTTCAAAAAAATACAAAGGAGACAAGAAATTGTCTCCTTTTTTTATTTAAAAGTTTATCTTTTTTAGATTTTACTTATATTTATTTTTAATGTTAAATAATTTTCGAAACTTTTTATATAAAAAAAATGTAATAGATTTTATAGTCTGTTTTAATTCCCTTCTTTTATGAAGGGATTTTTTTTGCCTTGTAATTAAATAAACTAAAAATAAAAAAAAACAAAAAAATGAGAAACACAGAAACTTACAATGAGTTAGTACAAAAGATGAGAGGATTTTTCCTCGATAAAGGATGGAAAGAAATTCCGACACAATCAAGACTATCTATTCTTGCTGCGTGTGAGAACCCCCATTCAATTGCCACATTCAATTATAATGGTGAAGTATGGCCATTACCTCAAACGGGTCAAATGTGGTTAGAATACGAGTTATTAAAGAACCCTGAATGGCCAGGAGTATTCTGTATATCAACATCGTACAGGCAAGAAAAAAATCCAATTCCTGGTAGACATGAATTAATCTTTCCAATGTTTGAATTTGAATCAAAAGGAAATATTATTGAATTAGAAAAATTAGAAAGTGAATTATTAGAGTATATGGGATTTGATGAACCAATCCGTGTTGATTATGATAGAATGTGCGGTGAATTTGGTGGTGTTGAAATACTTGAAAATGAACATGAAACAATGATGTGGAAAGAACTTGGTCCTGTTGTTTCTTTACAAAATTTTCCATTAAGAACAAATCCTTTTTGGAATATGAAACAAAATGCTGGTAACACCTTTAATAAAATTGATGTTATTTTATACGGACAAGAAACTATTGGAAGTGCTGAAAGAAGTTGTGATAAGGGTGAAATGAAATATAATTTTTATACTATTGAAAAAGGTGAGTATGCTAAAAAATTATTTGAGTTGTTTGGACAAGAAAGAGTTGAAAAAGAATTGGAAGAATTTTTATCTTTTGATTTCTTTCCAAGGTTTGGTGGAGGAATTGGACTTACAAGACTTGCGAGAGCTTATGAACTAATGAAACAAGAACAATTAGAGTTAGTATAAATTAAAAAAACCCTCACTCTTCAGTGGGGGTTTTTTCTTTTCTTGGTTGGTTTAGAATTCTTAATGATTTTGATAAAACTTCACTTTCTTGCATTGAAAAAATATTTTTTGAATATGCCATATGAACTGCCTGAGTTAAAACATAAAATGCTTGTTCGGGAGTCATTTTATCAATAAAAATTGATATTGAAGATGGGTCATATATTGCAATACTCTCAAAAATATATCCAATTGGTTCTGTTGCTCCTGTCATAATTTATTTTTTTGTATATTTATTGTATAGTGAAATATATAACAAAAAAATCAATAAGGGAAGCTACAGGCTCAGGAAGTGCGGGTAAATTTAAAGTTCCAATTGTATTATCTCCTGAATATTGGGAAGAAAATCAACTTGCCCCTTTCACACAACCCGTTTATCAATATACAAACGCCGAACTTGCATATGAGGAGGCTGATGATGATTTTAAAGAATCACCTGAAAAAAGAGCTGAAATAGAAAAAAGAACAAAAAAATTATCAAGACTTGACCAATATTTAAAACAATTTTATACAGGACAAAATGATGATGAAGGTAGTAATATTGGTGATGTTGAGAACCCTAATGAATTGATTAATAAAGCTATAGGACCTTTAAAAGAAGATTTAGCCGTATGGTTTGGAACTAAAAAGAAACCAAAGGGTAGTAAACAACCTAAAGGACCTTGGGTTAATATATGTAGAAAAAAAGAAGGCGGTGGTCATCCCCCTTGTGGTAGACCTGAGGCCTCAGATAAATCATATCCAAAGTGTAGGGCGGCAGGAGTTGCGTCCAAAATGACAGATTCACAAAAAAGAAGTGCTTGTCAACAAAAAAGAAAAGCTGAAAAATCACATCCAAAATCAGGAACCGGAAACAAACCAAAAATGACTCATTACGAACCAAAAAATGAATCAACGAGAGATTTAATTAAAAGAATATTAAAAGAAAATTTTAACTAATTTTTCTAAGTATTTCTTTCAAAGAATGTTGTATATTATTCTTTATTTCATCTTCAAGTTCTTGTCTTCTTTTTTCCATCTCATTATCAAATAATTGAC